TGATAGTTTCTCTTGGAGTAGCAAGAGTAGAGCCTTCACCTAAAACAATCGTTAGATCACCAGCGGCGTGTGTTACAGAAGACTTGAACCAGAACTCAAGCGTATCGTATCTACGCAGATCCAATGAACTAATATCTTTATAGCCTACCGTTGCTGCGGATACTCCACTCAAATACATACGGGTAGAACTGCTGAATGCTTTGTTATCTTCAGAGTCAGCTACGATTGTTACTGCTGGTGGACTATCTTCTTGCAGCGAACTTACAGTCCATGCGGTACTCGCTTCATCAACTTGCTTGCCCACGTATTGAGAGCGGTAGTCAACTTGAGAAACAGCAACCATTGCCGATGGGATGTCGTGGCGGCTGTCACGGATATGACCGTGATTTGAAATATCTTCGTTGAAAACAAGGCCACGAGGAGTCCCCTGAGTAATAGCTTGATTGATGAACTCGTGGATTCGTTCAGGTGGGTACTCAGCGCGCCAGTATTCGTAGGTGTCTGAGGTAGCCGTAGACGCAGTAGCGGCTGGCTTGAAGGTGAATGTACCGGATGAACTAACGTAGTCCGTCACACGACGGATAAGGCCATCGTTAGTACCAGAAGTAAACACAAGCCAACCACCGTTGAACTCGTCATCTCCACCTATGTAGTTAGCATCGACAAGGGTTGTTGTGCTTCCATTGCCACTTGCGGAACTGACCGGCGGTTGATCTAAGTTCGACGCAATAGATCGCCTGACCTGCTCTCTAGTTCTGCTTTGAAATGCAGCCACGATATACCTACTTGCTTGCTCTGCGCTTTCTACGCCAGTCAGCTAAAGACTTTAGACCACCTTTTAGATCGTCTAGTTTTTCTTTGCTAACCGGATGGGTTGCCTGTTGCTTTGCAAAAGCCTTTGCTTCTTGTCCTGCAACTTCTCGTTCTTTATGAAGGAGTTCTTCTAACTGTTGTCCTTCAAGCCTAGATGCACCAGGGATGTAAACATTCTTTCCATTCCCAACATCAAAGGTTTCTTCGGACGGTTGCCCGATCACACGTTCAACATCTCTAGAGAGGCTAACTTGACGATGCCCTGCTTTTCTACCTGCGGACACAGGTAACCAAAGTTGTTGCTTCGCCAAGTTAACCCCCTCTAAAAATTAGTACTTGATTCCAAGGTCAATTAGTGCGTATTCAGAAGCTGCGGCTACACCAATCACCACGCCAAGTCTTACTTCTGGAGAGTTGTTATCCAGAGATGGACCTGCTGCTCCGTCAGTACCACAAGTATAGGCTTCGTTACCAAGCGCAAGGCTTGCAATAGCCAAAACTGCTGCTGGTCCTGCGGTTTGATTCCAGAAGAACTCTCCCGATGCAATATCGTGAGTTGGAACTCCTGTGACTGAGCCATCAATGTCGCTGATGTCAAAGATTTCTACTGAGTGACCAACAGGCTTGTGGATACCAGCTTCAGATGAAGTGGTAAGCGCAGTCTGAACTGTGTCGTTGTTGTAGAAATCAAAAGTCACGGCTGCACCAGTAGCTGCCGTACTGTGGTCAGCAATTTGGAAAACCTGACCCTGACCAGCCTCATCGTTAATGAAAAGGTAGCCATCTACATAGTCGCCACGGGTGCCATAGTTACCTGTGTACTTACCGCTACCCACGATAGCAGTAGTACCACCGTTAGTTAGAACAACTTGGTTTGCACCAGCAGCACCAGACACAACAGCTAGGTCTTTGATGTGGTCAGTAGCAGTCTGAGTCCCCATCGTTACTTGACCTGCTGTAATAGCTTCGGCTGCTTTGGAGTAGTAAAAGACTCGGCCGTCAGTGTACTGCATCTTGGTTCCAAGACGATGCTTCTGAGTTGTAGTAGCGGTCTTGTCATATCCGGCTGAACCAGATACTGCGGTTGGAAATGCCATATCAAACCCTCCTAGGGGTTTTATTTTTGAGCAGGTTCTAAGTCCTGCGATAATCCGATGTTAAAGGCTCGGTCTATCGTTACACCTTTTTAGGTCGCCCGAGTTTCTTCTTTACTCTTGCGTCTGAAGTCGAGACAGGGGCAACATTGTCTAGATTCCCTGATGCTATAGCTTCAGAAAAGGTTCCAATCTTTTCCTCTACTTCAGGTTCAGGTTTAGCTTCAGGAGGACTCTTGCGGAAGCCTCGCTCTAAGTATACGTCTATAAACGAAACAGGAAGGTTAGGACATTCTTCCCATTCTTCCCTACTTTCGCTGTATTTCCACAGAGAGATTTTTTTTACTCCGTTGACAGTCATACTTTGTAAGCCAGATTTAACCACAAGAGCCTCCTAATAAAACCGAATTAGCTGTTGTTAGTGACAGGGTTGCCGATTTCGTAACGAACAGAAGAACCACGAGTATCGTCAACTTCAAACACTGCGTAGTCTTCAGTGACAACTACTTCATACGCTCGCAGAGAAATGTCCCGCTCACGTTCTTCTCGCCTTGCCCTTGCAGCAAGATGACCCATAGCTGTCTTATCAGCAATAACCCCGTAACCAGAATCAGACGTACCAATCTTGGCGATGTTTCCGTCTTCAAAGAACGGAACCCCTGCGACTTTTATACCCGACCAGTAATCTTTTACTGCGGGTTTGTTGAAAGCATCAGGGAGTGGATAGGTAGCGAGAGTGTTTCCTACGCTCGATGCCAGCTTCCAGATCGCATTAGGGTGATGAACGACAAAGGTATCGCTACCAAACTGATCTGCTTTTGCGGTAGCAATTATTGCAGAAGCGTTTGCCAGATTTAGACTTTTATCGTCTGCACCAAGAATTGTTCCACCATTAAGCGACGGGAACAGGGCAATGATGTCTGTGTCCTTCTTACGAGCCATTGCGTCACCCATCTGGCGACCAATGATCTTGTACACATCTTCGTTGTTCTGCTGGAGAAGAGTGTCGGTAATAATTACCTTCAGCCCAACTTCAGCAGTTGTAGCGGTGACAGTTGAGACATCAATGTCTTCGCTGTCCACCATGTCACGACCTTCTACCAGATCCTCAGCATCCATCTGAGCGACCTTGGGGATCGTGAGTTGGTATTCACCTTTACCAAGAGTGAACTTCTCAATGAGTCCAACCATCGGAGCATTATGCTCTTCGGTGTAACGAGCAGACGCGAGCATAATTCGCGTCATGTTTTGGAGATTCCCAGAGGTACTCGTCTGAGTAGCCATGTTTATTTACCTCAATTGAAAATGGAATAGCCAAGCTTCTTAGAAGCTGCACCAGCCATCTCTGTTGTTATCGCAGGATCACCTGCGTTGTATCTATCTAAAACGTCTTCAGCATTAGTAGGTGCTATATCAGCCGATGGGTTTGCACTGTTCAATCGTTGTCCTGGAGTAACTTGCTGCACTGTTTTTTGCAGCTTGTTAATCTTTGACAATGTTTTTGCAAACTTCTCCATAGTTTCAGGATCAGGTAAATCTTGTAATTCACTATATTCAACTCCATATTGAGTTGAAAGTTCATACGCTTTAGCAAGTTGAGTACGAGTATTTAGCTCATACTGCATTTGCTGAGATTGATTAAGTACCTGATTAGCCTGTTGTTTTGCAAGATACGCTTCTTTAGCAAAAGCAGTTTGCTCTTGGGCCATTTGCAATGCAGTCGTATCATCCAGCCCTTGATCCATATATCTTCGGGTTAGCTGTTGACCGTATGCGTTTACTTCAGCATCTAACGTATTAGAGTTTTGAAGTTGTTCAGCCCTTGCAGTGCGCTGCCGTTCACTTTGAAGTTGCGCTTCCATATCTGCTATCCGTTTATCGGTAGCAGATTGATACTTGCTTAGCTCGGGATTCGGCGGTTCTGTAGTTCCTACTGGTTCTTCAGTGTTGGCTTGAGGTTCAGTTTCAGGAGTAACCTCGATAGGCGGGTCATTCGTTTCCGTTAAATCTTCAGTGATATCTTGTGTAGATGTTTCTACACCATCGTCAATATTCAACGAACCTTCAGTAACTTCTACCGTAGATTCAGATCCTGGCTCATTTGTCTCAGTAACCATGTTGCTCTCCAAAATATGACACCGTTAGATGGCATATTGAATGTTTAGGTTTCATAAATAATAAAGCATTACTTACCGATTGAGCAACTGAAGCCTATGGAGTTCTTTCTGGGCAGACGAACCA